AGCTGGTATGAATGAAAAATCATATGAGTGTTGTGATGAAAACAATCCTTGTGAATGTTTACCAAACCCACAGTTTGAGGCAATTAGAGAGTGGGCTGACGAAAGAGGTTTGTATGACGAAGGTGATGTTAAAACACAAGCTTTAAAACTTGTTGAAGAGGTTGGTGAAACTTGTAGAGCTATATTAAAAGGTAACGATATGGAAGCCATTGATGGCATTGGTGATTGTGTTGTTGTACTGGTTAATTTAGCTGAGCTTGTCGGTGAGCCTATCGAAGGTTGTATTGACCAAGCTTATTACGAAATTAAAAACAGAACTGGAAAGATGGTTAACGGAACATTTAAAAAAGATTAATATGAGTGATAGAGAAATTATGGATGCTAAAAATGGTATCACATCAAGAAAAGAATATGGATTTAGAGACCCTGTAGTTAGAAGCGTTGTTGATAAGTTTGTTAAACGTTCAGATGTTGGCTATGCTAAGTATGGCTCAACATTAGATGACGAACGTAGACTTAAAATGAAAGGCTTACAAAAATATCTTAACGATGTTCAAGAAGAGCTTATGGATGCTGTGCTATACATACAAGCAGCACGTGACGAGCTACAAGACTTATCTGAAGAATCTTTAATTGATAAGTTTAAAGACGATAGATATGAAGAAACGTTTTAAAAGAAAAAAAGGCCCTGTCAGAAGTAAGAAAGTTACTTTTGACGGGATAACCTTTGCTTCAGGCTTAGAAAAGTATATGTATATTGCTCTTCAAAAAGCTAAGATACACGCCGTGTATGAAGGAGCAACGTTTGAATTACAAGAGGGGTTTATGTTTGATAACGAGTCATTTGAAAGACAAGGTAACGGTAAGGGTGATATGGTTAATAGGGGTTCAAAGAAAATATTAAACATAAAATACACACCGGACTTTGTGTCAGATACTTTTATAATAGAAACAAAAGGAAGAGCTAACGAGTCGTTTCCATTAAGATGGAAAATGTTTAAAAAGTATGTAAAAGTGAATCTTCCCCATGTGACTTTATATAAACCTCAGAACCAAAAAGAATGTGATAAAGTAATAGAATTAATAAATGAAAGAAATAAATAATAAAATACTCTCGGATATAACTGTACACATGAAATATGCTAAGTATATCCCTGAGTTACAGAGAAGAGAAACTTGGGAGGAGTTAGTTGACCGTAACAAAGCAATGCACATTCGTAAGTACCCAAGTTTAGAAAATGATATAAATACTTACTATAAATATGTATATGAAAAAAAAGTCCTTCCTTCTATGCGAAGTTTACAGTTTGGTGGTAAGCCAATCGAAATTAGTCCAAACCGTCTATATAATTGCGCTTATTTACCTATTGACCATATTGACGCTTTTAGCGAGGTTATGTTTCTTTTACTTAGTGGGTGTGGCGTAGGTTACTCAGTACAATTACACAGTATAAAAAAATTACCAGAAATAGTTAAACCACACAACATAAGAAAACGTAGGTTTGTTATTGGTGATAGTATTGAGGGTTGGTCTGACGCAATAAAAGTTTTAATCAAGTCTTATTTAGGCTCTAAGAGATCATCTAAGATAAAATTTGATTATTCTGATATTAGACCAAAGGGAGCACGTCTTGTGACCTCTGGAGGAAAAGCACCTGGACCGCAACCATTAAGAGAATGTTTAGTAAAAATTAAAGGAATATTAGATGCAAAACAAGATGGAGAAAAATTATCATCGCTTGAAGTCCACGATATCGTCTGCCACATTGCGGACGCTGTACTGGCTGGGGGAATACGACGTGCCGCACTTATATCGTTATTTTCAGCGTACGATGAAGAAATGATTTCGTGTAAATCAGGTAATTGGTGGGAAAAAGATCCACAACGTGGTAGAGCTAACAACTCTGCTGTATTAATAAGACATAAAATAACTAAAGAATTTTTTATGGACTTATGGAAACGTATTGAATTATCAGGTTCTGGTGAGCCTGGTATATATTTTAATAACGACAAAGACTGGGGCACAAACCCTTGTTGCGAAATAGCCTTACGGCCGTTTCAATTTTGTAACTTATGTGAAGTAAATGTATCAGATGTAGACACGCAAGAGGAATTAAACGATAGAGTTGCTGCTGCTTCATTTATAGGTACGTTACAAGCTGGTTACACAGAGTTTCATTATTTAAGAGAAGTTTGGCAAGAGACCACTGAAAAAGATGCTCTTATAGGTGTGTCAATGACAGGCATAGCCTCTGGCAAGGTTCTTAAATTAAATATACATGAAGCTGCTGACCATGTTAAACTGATGAATAGATTAACGTCTAAGACTATAGGTATTAAATCTGCAGCGCGTACAACATGCGTTAAACCTGCGGGTACAACATCTTTAGTACTTGGAACGTCATCAGGTATACATGCTTGGCATAATAAGTATTACATTCGTAGAATGCGCGTGGGTAAAAATGAAGCAATTTACAACTATCTTGCCATTAACCATCCCGAGCTTATAGAAGATGAATACTTTAGACCTCATGATACTGCGGTTATAGAAATACCACAAGCCGCACCAAAAGGTTCTATTGTTAGAACTGAATCTGCTTTTGATCTTTTAGATCGTGTAAAGAAAATAGCTACAGAGTGGGTTAAGCCTGGTCACAAATCAGGTAGTAACACTCATAATGTTTCAGCTACAATATCATTAAAAGAAAATGAGTGGGAAAAAGCTGGTGAATGGATGTGGAAAAATAGAAATAACTATAATGGTTTATCTGTTTTACCTTATGATGGAGGTACATATACACAAGCTCCGTTTGAGGATGTTACTAAAACTAAGTATGATGAAATGTCAAAAACTCTTCAAAATATAGATTTATCTAAAATTGTAGAGTCTGACGACAATACAGATTTATCCGGTGAATTAGCTTGTGCCGGTGGATCTTGCGAAATAACAAGCTTATAACTAAAACAATTATTATGAAAAAACTATTTTTAACGGCAAGTTTTGCTCTTGCTACAATTTTGTGCTCTGCGCAGTTTATGGCTGTAACAACTATAAATATGCCAGAGGATGATGCAGAGTGGGAAATGTCTAGCCTTACCGACAACATTGGACTTGGGTATATGTTAAACGATAACATAACTGTAGGTCTTGTAAAAAACGGTGAGGAGTATGATATGTGGGGTAGATACTATTTTAGTAACTGCTACGCGGTTGTGCAAGCTCCAACTGACTCAACTATGGACAATATGACTTTTGGCGTAGGTTATTCTATGAAAGTATGGAATGAACTATATGTAGAACCAAACTATATGATGTCTACAAAAGAAGATTCAGAAGGTGAGTTTAAATTAGGAATATCTTATAAATTTTAAATAAAATAAATATGTACGGAAATAACAATGTAATTAAATTATATGAAAAAATGGGTGAAGAGTTTGAAAGATGTATGCCAGACGCAGAGAAATTTGCAGAGGGTAATAACTCAGCAGGAACAAGAGTTAGAAAATCTATGCAGACAATTAAAAACTTAGCTCAAGAAGTTAGAGTTGAAGTTCAAAAACAGAAAAACTCTATCACAGTGTAGTTTGCTATACACATTACTGCAAAACAATAAAGGGCGGAACGAAAGTTCCACCCTTTTTTTTATTTATATTATTGTAGGACTACGTCTACAGCTGGTGTTTCAGAGGCGGATTTAGTTAATTTTATATTTAAACTAAATTGATCATTATACCCATAAACATCAGTTTGTAATGAAGTTCCTATAGCAAGAGATTTTCCTTTCAGAAGATAAAACTTACCCAATAATTTTTTTTCAATATACAAGTCAACTGTACAGTTGTTTGAACCCTCAACATTAGTTAAGGATATTTTAGATACAGGTATGTTACTACCTGCTTCTAGTAAAACTTGTGTTGTTTCACCTGTAATATTGTGGTATTTAGTAGCCATTTACTACTCGTAGAAACAAGTGTATTCTAAAGATGTTTCAGTAGCGTCAGATGGTGTAAATTCAATGTCTTTTCCAGATGCAGCGCACCAAGGAATAAACATCCAATCACCTCCATAAAGTCTACCAATTTCTACAGCCGCTAAAAGTATAGTTACAAACTTAGTACCATCACCTCTGTCGTTCATGTTTTTTATATAAACTTTAGCTGATTTATCCGCCGTTACATCTGCAGCTATACCAGATGTTAAACCACCATCTAATAAAACTACGTTCTGATCTGTTGCTACTTTCTTTTTTCCTAATCCAGTAGTTTCCGAAATGTCAGTGTCAGTACCAGCTGTTGTAAGCGTACTAGAGTTAGATATAGAAAGATTACTATAAGATATATCTGAGTTTATTGTTATTGTTGCTCTTGTTGTTGCCATAATTTTTATTTATTATTTTGTTATTAATTCTTATGAGTCAGCTGCTGTTACTAATGTTTCTCCAACGTGGAATAAAGCATATTCTACTATTGCTTCGTGAGTAAACGCCTCTAGCTCTATAGTGGAATCATTTGCCGCTGCTGATAAATCACAAGACCAAGGCATGAATAACCAATCCCCGGCATATAACCTTCCTATTTCTTCTGAGTTAATTGAAATTTTCACATAATCTGTTACGTCTGTGTTTTTAAGACAGATGTAAACATAATTAGAATTATCTTTTAAAGCGTCGCTTTCTTCTATAAGGTCAAAGTTAGTACCTGTAGGAATAATAGCTCTATGATAGTTCATTTGCTCTAGTCCAGTAGCGGTTGTACCGCCTTTAAACAGATGCATGTTAGCAGACAACGACATGTTGTCACTTAACAGATCTGCACTTTCGATCAATATCGTTGCTGATGTTTTTGCCATTTTTTTTGTTTTTAATTAATTAATTGTTTTTACTATAGTTATTTTTCTTCGTGAACGTATTTCGTTCTACCATTTACTTTTTTAGCAATGGTTAATTTATTTCTATTAGGTCTATGTGACACCCAGCTAATATGTAACCAGTTGGGATTTTTATCTGTACCAAACTCCCATATCATTTGATCAAAGTCTAAATTGTCTTTTATGTAATGGTACATTTCTGCATTTGTTTTGTGTCCAAATGTATCGTCTATATCTATAGCCTGACCCTTCATGTGCTGTGATCTAGTACTACCGCCAATGGCAGTGTTAACTGGTTCACCTCTAAAAAAGCTATTGATTTTTATTCCTCCACCAACCCACTCACGTAGTGGTTCAAATAAGTTTTCAGCAACTTCTTTCATGCATTTAAGTTGGTCTTCATTAGGAGTGTTATCTAAATCTCTTCTTTCACCAGTTCTACTGTATGTACCTTCGTGCCAGCTAATATGCTTACTAATGTTTTCCATTATATTTGAAACCCTAAATTTAGTATCATAAATCTAAATCTTTTAGATGTGCATCCTTTTTCACAGAATAAACAAGCTTTAATTTCTAAAACTGTAAATGTCCCTAATCTAAAAGTTATTTCGTATTTTTCTTTTTTATTTCCTGGTTTATAACCATTTATCCAATCTATTTTCATATTTATTTTTTTTAGTTTTTTACGCAATTGTCAACTCTTTTACCACCTTTCATTTTAGTACCTCTTAAAGTATACCCCTTCCAACAAGCCTTGCCATCCATACCTTTTTTCTTTGCTTTCATTGGTGATTCCATTTCATCTATATGTTTTTCTATAACGTCAGCTTGCTTACCATGAGCTATGACAGCTGACCTTAGTTCTTCAACAACCTTTTCAAGGTTTTTGTATTTCATTTTAAAAGCCATAATTTATATTTTTAATTTTAACATTTCCATCTACGTCTAGCGGCTTTACCTCTTTCACCGGTCCAACCTTTTGATCTAGCGCAGAATGATTTTCTTCTTTTTGCAGCCTTACTACCTGGTTTAACTTTTCCTGTTACTGCTGTTTTTAATTTACTACCAGGATTTTTCTTTCTATATTTTCTAACGCCAGCCTCGGTCATACCAGCGCCTTCTTTAGTTGTTCTAAAGTTTCTACTTTTTCCTTTAGTTGTTTTTCTTACATCTGGTTTTCTTTTTCTTTTTTGAAATGGACTTTCTTCAGCCATTAAAAAAGGATTACCTTGTTGTATATATGCCATTATCTTATTATGTAATTAATACCAAATTTAAAATCATACCACTCTCTATTCCAATACTTATTATATTTACCCTCTGCAAATATACCTAGCTGCTTGTCTATTTTTCTACCAAATATAACTCCACCTGAATAATCGTACCATTGCTCGTTATTATTGTATTTATGATACGAAAACTCTCCACCGTCATCGTAGTGATATGGTAGTAAATTACCCCAAGCATGTAACCAATAGTTTTTACTATATTTATAGTAGTCAAAACCTACAACAATAGAATGCTGTATAACTCTACTTAATTCATTTCTTTTTCTGGCAGTATAATCTGCTAGTACTTGTGGTATAACAATCTCTTTCCAAACGTCAGCACTGTTAGCAACGGTTGCTCCGCTTGGATCTTTATACTCACTGTTAGCAACGTCGATAGTGTAACCCTCCTGTATTGCTAAGTAAGTGTAATGTAAGTTACCATTATCCAAGATCCATTCTTCTAGCGGATCGTAACCGTATGGTTCTGCTAATCTGTGTACGGCACCTATACTAAATGCTAGGTTTTTACCTTTTTTAAATCTATACCTTTCTGATAATTCAAAGTACTCTATATCAGCAAAACCATCTTTTAAATACTCTACTTTAGCGGCAAAATAATTAACGCATAAAGGATCGTCACAATCATCTTCAGAGCTATATCTAATAAAATGATGTTGATCTATAAAATCTATACCTTGTTGTCTAGCGTAATCTATTTCAAATAAATATTCAAACCCCTGTACTTTACCTACGGTAGCAGCGTCTGTATAATTAGACTCTGTGCCATCGTAAAATGTCTGCGCTTTATTCTCGTGTCCAAACCTAGCTATTTTTCTAATACCTATAGTTATAGAATAATCATAAGGTGTTTCTATTGTTGATGTTTGTAAACCATCAATAACTGAAAATTGTTTTACATCAGATATAGATGTACCACCGTTTACTGCCCCATATACAGTAGAAAACTTTAGTTGATTTTTTAATATCTCTTGAATATCATAGTCGTATCCCTTGTAACTAATTTGTGAATAACTAAATAACGGTAGTAAAAGTAATATTAATATTTTTCTCATTTTACAATTTTCTTTTCTACTGTTCCGTCATCGTATATAAAAAACAGTAATTGATTTTTAGTTATTTCAGCTGGTCTACCTAATATATCTGTTATCATTATTAAGCTTGACATTCTTTTTGGAAGTGGTCCTACCCAGGTTCCTTCGCAATAATTATAAGTAGCCTGGCATATAGTATCCCACCCGTTTTCACAACAGTAATCGTCTACATCTATTACCCAAGCGTAACAAGGGTTGTTTAACCAATAAGGTGATCCAGGACCAGTAACACAACCAGCATCATAAAAACAAGAATCTTCTACGTTGATATTGGCTATTTCGTTATATGAGTAAGCAGACGGATCCATACATCCATAAACTCTACTAATACAAGAAAAATTATCGGTATTAGCAAGAGAATCAAAATTAATGGCAGCACTGTCGGTGCACCCATATATATAAGGCATACAACTAAAATCTTCCGTGTTCGCCAACATTTGATAATTGAACATAGACGGATCAGTGCAGCCATAAATAAAAGGTATACAAGTATCATTTGCATTGGCAAGTGGGTTAAAATTAAACATAGTGGAATCCATACATCCATAAACAAAAGGTTCGCAACTACCGTCATCAGTGTTTGCTAATAAGTCATAGTTAAACATAGTTGGATCAGTACAACCGTAAAAATATGCTATACATGTGTCAGGCGTGTTTGCTAGTGCATCATAATTAAATGCTAAACTTTCCATACACCCCATTATAACTGGTAAGCATCCACCGTTATCAATGTTTGCTGTCGAATCATAATTAAACGCTGTTGAGTCAGTACATCCCCATATCGCTTGATTTAAACAAGACCCATTATTATAATCAGCTACAAAGCCTTGTGTATAATACTCTAGGTAAGAAGAATTAGTACAACCGGGCAGATAATAACAACTACCGTCGCTTGTGTTAGCAGTGCTGTCATAGTTAATAGCTAATGAATCTAAACAACCAAATACTTTTTCTTCACATGTGTTACCACAATTTGTTATTAATTGATAAGGTAGCAAGGGTTGTATAAAAGGAGGTTGTATACTTATCATTGTGTCTCCTTCTGGGTTTATTAAAGTAAATCCACATTCTATAGTCGTTAAGCTAGCCTGTGAAGATATATGAAATCTAAGTGTTATAGGGTCTGGCGCAGTTAATCCTACATAGTATACATCATCAAATCCTCCGGTATGCGTAAATTCATATGATGTGTCAGGATGTATTAACTTTAAATGGGATCCTACCCAGCCATTACCCATTAAATCGTGTAGTATTAATTTAAATGTACACGTATCAATTAATTCCATGGTATTAGCACTTAAATCATAATTGTACATCGTGCTATCTGTACAACCGAATATTTTTAACGTTTGGCAACTACCATCATCTACATCTGCAAAAGGATTCCACTCTAAATAATCGTTATCTGTGCATCCATATATAGGTGGGCAAGAATCAGATGTAAATACGTGTGACGTGTCATTGCCAAACGCGGGATCAGTCCCGTATATTAATGTGTCATTACACTGTTTTAAATAATAAGAACCATCTTGCCCTTGCCATAAACTACCGTTTAATCCATCTCCGTAAGTGTCATAAATAGTAAATACTAATGGTCCTTTAGGTATCTGTACTGGAATAACAACCGTAGCATAATCAGGTTGCGCATTATAACTACCGCCAGAAGCATGTGTTACCCCATTTGTATCTTTTATATCCCAACTAGTTTCGCTTTGGTATTGGTCTAAGTTTATTATAACTTTAGCGCCTACCATTTGTAACGGTGGTGGTTGAGGCATACACTGCGGAACAGTTCTGTTATGTATTAAACCAGTGTTAAAAGTACTAACTGGATAACTAATAATTGTATCGTTACATATAGTGACGTAATATTCGCCGTTATTTATACCATCTCCATACTGATCTTGTATAACCCAAGATATGTTTGTTATACTATCTGGAATATACACCGTGTCATAATGCATAGTGTTAGCAGAATCATAATGACCGTAAGAAACAAAGGCCAACGTATCGCCTTGATAAACATCTTTATATAAAGTCCATTTAGTCTCTCCTGGATAAGTATCTGTTTTTATGTGTACAACAACTTCTTTTTGAGCAAAAGTTATTATAGGTAGTAATAATATTAATAGTATTTTTTTCATTTTAAAAATCACTCATTAGTTGTTCGTCTATTTCTTCTTGCACCTCTTCTCTTGTTGCTACCATCTTAAAACTTAAGTCAGCTTGAAATCTAGCAACCTCCTCGTCATCTTTAAATATTATAATAGTTGGTACAACTGCTATTTTATGTTTTTTTTGTAGCTCTGTGTTTTTACTTATATCCACGTAAGACGTTGTTTTCACGTCTTTTAACTCTGACACCCAATCAACATTATTAGCTTCGTTCCAACTTGCGTTAAAAATAGATACTTGTATTTGACTAAAAGACAAGTTAGTTACCAAAGCAAATAATAATATTAATTTTTTCATCTGTTATAAAGTTTGTCTTCTATTTTTTCTAAAGCTTTTTTTATTTCCTCTACATCTGACTGAGTAGTCATTATAGTTTGCCTAATCATCTGGTCTTTCATGTCAAACTCCATTCTAGTTATTTCTGCCTCAGGTATTTCTTTTAAAATCTCTTCTTTAAGAATATTGACATCCACTTGTACTGGTTCTTCTTTAGCCAACTGTATTTCCGCCATCAACGAATACCACCCAGCTATTAAAGTGGCTATACCAAAACCTAAAGCTATCATAGTTTTGACGCTCATTTTAAAAGTTGTATCCTCGTTTAATTCTTTTGTCATTTTTATAGTTTACTTTATTATAAGATCACTTAAAAACCTTTTTTTCTAAATCTTTTTTTCCTGAAGGTTTTTTTAGTTGGAGTTTTGTCTTTATTACTTTTGTTTTTGTCTTCTTTTTTCTTTTCTTTTATTTCTTTTTTAACTTCTTTAACCTTAGTGTCTTCTATGCCTAAATTGTATCTACTCCAACCTAAAATTAATAACACTCTTTGGTAATTTTCGTAGTCACTGTTAAAAGCGTCTCTTACGTTTCTAACTTTATTATAAAGTCTATTGACAGGTGCGTTTGTAACAGCTTCTATTTGACTTGTTCTTGCGGACCAGATAGGATTGTCAAAATCTAAGGTTTCCATTTCTTCTATTACACTTTTATTATAATTAAGAGTTTTTTCAGCGTTTGTTATTTTTCTATGTTTTATACCTATAGGAGGGGAAAGATTCATCAACTCTCCTACAACAGCACTTTCATCTGGGTTATAATCTTTGTCTCTTTCTTTATTGTATTTTCTAATTGCGTTTTTAATTGTAGATACTGTTGCTCCAAATATACCTGTACCTCTTAAAATGCTATCTAAAGTACCATGTAGTATATATTCTTTTTTCTTTAACATTTTCTCATCTTCCTCGTCATCATCAAACATTGTTGCGAATAAAGCGGTTTGTAAACTATAAAAAATAATGTTTTGAACACCAAGATAATAAAGTATTCTAGACGCATTAGAAATATCACTTTGTACTTGACTTGTACTACCAGGTGATATTCTTCTGTTTTTTAAGTCTAAGAACGATTTTTTAGCTAATCTATTAAACTGAGAAGTAACGTTTTGAAAAGCCAATATAATCTTACCAAGAGGAGAAGCTTGTTGTTGCGAAACCATATCTGGTCTAGCTGATTGTTGTGTAGACTCTGTTACAGCTTGAAAATCAGTCCACGCTTTAGTTTCTGCTTTTTTCTGACTTAAACCTTGTTTCAAATAAGTATTAACTCTATTTCTATAAAAACTAGCCCCACCTGTTGCAATAGCTATATTGTCACCAATTTGTGTAGGTAAAAAACCTAACTCTAGTAATTTAGCTATTAAAGCCCGTGGTGTATTTTTAGCTCCTTTTAAAGAGGCGGCTAGCTCAGCACCGTTGACATCTGTTTTTATACCACCTCTTCTTTGTTTGATCATGTCAGAGTTGAATATCATAGCCCAGTCAGCCCAAAATTGAGGTTGATCAGCAAACCTAGCGGCAGCTTTAAATATGTTGTTATCTCCAAAGTTAAGGTAGTTAACCATGGACATTTGCTGTAATACAGCGGATCTTATATTTACAAACATCGTGGCACCAACGGATGAGTTTATGTAGTTCGTAAATCTATTAACAAAACCATATTGTCCATTTGGTCTATTTCTACCTGTTCTTGTTCTATATAAATTGTCCTCTAAAGCCTGTCTAAAATTTTTACCAAAAGCTGCTTCTATTTTGTTTAAGTTTTTTTCTGAAAAAATAACATCCGCATTTTTTTGAAACTCTTTAAACAATTCGGCTCTACCTATAATATCTGTAGCGTCGCTTAAATCTGTTCTTATATCTCCACCAGTCCAAGACTCACCTGGAGGAACATATTTCTTTTGTTTTGATATAGATCTTATGTTTTCAGCATAACCTCTTAATTCAGGGTCTTTTTTAACAATGTCAACTAATTCTTTTATCTCACTTTTATCTAAACCTGGTATTTTATGTTTATATTTATTCCAAAGATAAACTCTAACAGCGTCTTCGTATGTAAAACCTAGATTAGGTATTTTATTTTTAAGTTTAGACTTAACTTCTCCAAACTGTTTGTTTAACTCTTTAAAATCTCTAGCAATAGACTGCTGCATAGTGTTTAACGCTCTATAAGCTCTATTCAACGGTCTTAGTAAAGATTTTTCAAAAAACGCTCTGTGTTTATTTCCTTGTTCACCCTTGCCCATAAAGTTATAAAGTAAACCTACAAAATCTTCGTGTGATGGTGGGATAAATAATCTAAACATACCTTTTTTCTCACCTAGTTTTTCTGCTTTACTTTTAGATATTTTAGTTTTTGCATCAATACCGGTAACTTGACTTAATATAACGTTAAACTCTTTATCCATAGATTTACTAAATAAAACCTTAGCTTGTTGTACTTTTGATTTAACATCAAATTGATTCAATACGTTTTGCACTGCTTGCACATTCTGTAACGCATCGTCAGCAAAGTAAAAATCATTAAAACCTTCCCCTACTTTTTCAGCAACCCAAAGAGCTTTTGCTTCTGAAGTAGAATTAGCTAACCCAGTAATATTTGCTAAAGGTATATTTAAACCATTAGCCGTTAGAAAAGCGTGTATTGCTGGAGCTGCGTCAGCTGGCCTTGCTGTTAATACGTACATTTGTTTATTACCAAACTTCTTTTGTAATTTTAAAGCTTTGTTAAACAAGGGAGCGGTTTTACCGTCAACAACTTTACTAAACTCTGAAAAGTCAAATTCATAACCTAAGCCTAACAAGTCTTCATACGTACTAGCATATTCTTCCGCGTTTAACTTACCTTTAGTTCCATCTGGTCTAGTAAATCTAATCATAGATTTTGTTGTCGCTAACGTATCGTCAAAGTCTAATATAGTAATACCTTTTGAAGGAGCGTCTGATGATACAGATCTTAAAGCGCCTAAAGTTTGCGCGCCTTCAGTTTTCATTATTTTTTCAGATGCTTTTACAAACTTTTTGCTAAACTGCTCACTTAAAAGATTAGCGTCAGAATTAACAAAGTTTTTCTCATTGACTAATGGATAAACTCTAAATTTCAAATTACCACTATCAATCTCTATAGAACCAACCATTTCCATTGTTCCATCTTTAGTAAGTTTTAATTGAGGTATATTTAACTCTGCTGCAATCATAGCGGTTAATTCATCAACTGCTTGAATTCCTGTTTCCATTCTATAAAGCTTACCACCAATTTGAATCATTCCTTGTGGGTCTTTAGCGTAAGTCTCATGAGAGTAAGCGTAACCTAAAAATTTTTCCGAAAGAAATATACCTTTAACACCAAATTTGTGTTTGTTTCTTCTTAAAAGTTCTATCTGCTTTGGTTTTAACTTATAATCATCACCTATAACACCTACTCCGTTTTTATTAAAAAACTTGTTTATTTCCGTGACTTGATCCTGTATAACTTCCATGATCTCATCGTCAAATTTTTTACCTGTAATTTCGTTTATTGTTTCGTTGTTTTGGGTAAAACTAAATTCACCGTCTTTATATCTAGCGGTTTTAGAAGCACCTCTTGCTTTATCCATTTTAACTTCAACACCTAATCTAGATAATAAGTAACTAAGATATAAGTCACCTTTCTTCTTACCTTTGTAGCTTTTAGTACTTTTAAGTAGTGATTTTTTACCAAATATTTGTTTTATAGCAACTTTTACTTGGTTTATCATCAACTGTTCAAAAGCGTTACCAAGCTTTATAGATTTACCTTTTTTCTTAGCTTTAACCACTTCTTTTAAAGCAAGTCTTAAAGCTTTGGTATTTTTGATTTCTCCGTAAGTATTGTTATCTGCAATGTTTTTAGATATACTAGCTATCGTTTGTCTATCTTGTTTTGTAAAGCTTTTACCGTTAGCTTTTTTGAGGCTTTTATCTTTTAAATCATATATTATTTTACCTTTAATCTTTGTAATTTCAAGAACATCCTTACCAGATAATATATCATTAGCATTTTTTTCTATTTCCACGGCCATTTGCGCAGCTATATCTGGACTACTAGAAAACAATACTCCTTTGTCTCTACCGATGGCAGAGGCTAATTGATCTATGTCATCTTTAACAAGACTTTCACCTTTTAACTCAGCATAATCTTGTCTCATCTCTATTACCTCAGGGGTTTGAGCTACCTCTAAAGTAGCATCATAAGATAAGGCTCCAGCCATCGCTCTTGCTAAAGAATCTTTTCTAGTACCTTTTAAACCAGATCGTTTACCTGTTTCAGGGTTAATAGCTGGTTGGTTGAAGAAAGCCAAAAACTGTTTTTCCGTAGGCATTACTTTCTTATAAAGTCTAACAGTGTTTCCTTTATCTATAACGTTTAATGCTTCTTTTGGTAATAAGTTGTTTTCTACAGCAGCTTCAACCTCAGCTTTAGTACCTAACTCTCTTTCAAAAACAGTAAACACTCTTTGGTCTTCAGGTAACATTTTTTCTAACTGCACTAAATCAGACGTGAATATAGCGTCTACTATAAATGTTCTATATTCTTTTAAGTTACTAATATATTTTGTTGTGCCTAAAAAGTTTTTTATATCTTTAAATAAATAACGATTAGCTTGATCTCTTAATTTTCTTTGTATGTTTCTTACTGGCGTCCCTATTTCATAAGCTTTTACCAAAGATTGACGAGCGGCATCTAAAATCTTATTGTATAACTCACTACCTTTTTCAATACCTAGTTTTCTTCTAAATTTAGAATACTTTTTTTCTTTTGCTTTAATCGCATCAGCTTTCTTTTTAGCTTGACCAGCCGCTGACATATCTTCTTCTTCAAGTGCCTTCATGCTAGCATCAGTACTAGTGTCTTCTATATCAAAAGTTCTATCACCTTCTTTTGTTTTCTTAGTATCGTCAATTCTTTTTGTTACATTTTCAACCTCACTTTTTTTACCAAGTTCTTTTGCTGCATCCAATTTAGCGAAACTAATATCAGACATTATACGTTCTCCAACTGTTATTTCTTCTTTACTACCTGTTTTTCTTTTTGCTTGTGGATCATACCCCATCAATCTCATTGATGCTGATTTAACAGTTGCATCAAACTTTTCTTTACTTAATCCTAAAGATTTTAGATAGTTATTTATCGCACCGTTTTCTTCATAGATAGAATCGAATATTTGTGAAAACTCTGGGCTAGTTCTAAACTCGTCTTGCGTGTACTCTTTGCCTTCTTCTTTTAATCTTTTCTTTAAAACGTTTTCAACGTCATTAACAACTTTTACTGCCTTAGATCTTTTTATAGGCGCTGTATCTTCTGTTTGAGATTTTAAACCTCCTGAACGATCTCCAACAGGCCCAACAGAAACACCTCCACCAGCTAGTCTTTTAGCTCTACTACTAATCTCCCCACCTTCTGCTACTGTATTTTGGTAATCTTTTAAGAAATTATATGCTTGTCTACCGTTTGAAAACTCTTTAACTAATAAACCTCCAGTAGCAACTCTAAGTATTTCTTGTATAACGTTTTTTAATTTATCAAAAACACCCTCGTTGAAAGTTATTTCGTTCTTTGCGATAGCATCAGAAAAAGCTGTAAACATTTCTTGAACACCAACCTCGCTATAAATACCATCACCTGTTAAACCATAATTCTTTTCTAATCTAGTTGTTACAGCGCTTCGTTGTTCGCTAGTTAAAACATTCATAAAACTTTTACCAAGTTTTGCTTTTCCAGTAGCGTCTAAGCCTTTCATGTGTTTAGCTAATATACCATGTAATAGTTCGTGTGAACCAACTGAATAAGCTCCTTTTTTACGCGCTACTTCTTTATTTACAACTATAACATCTCCAACAATAAATCCATCACCATTACTTATATCATCATTTACATTATATTGTTTTCCGTCTGGATTTTTTTTATTATATTCTATAGCCGCTTTTCTATAAGCTTTTTGCGTTGCAACGGTGTTGTCTGCAACTACAACATCCTTACCAACAAATTCCTTGTTAGTCTGTAAAAAATCAATAGTTTGATCTAGTTTATTTTCTAATACTATTTCCTCAACCGTTTGTGATATTTTAGTTTTTCCAAGGCCTACAGCTCCGCTGTATTTATTTATTATACCTTTTATCTCTGCTTTTATACGTTTTAAATTTTGTTCTGCTCCAGGTATTTCGCTAGGGGTGTCTTTTGCTTTGTTCTCTCTCTCGGCTACTGCTAGTTCTTTTTGTAACTCAACAAGTTTTGTTCTGTCTTTGGTATCTGTAACTTTAGTGTCTATTCTACTGTCATACTGAGCGTTGGTTTGTTTTTCATACGCTTTCATTTTTAATCCAGTCTGATCGTTGATCATTTGAATATTGGCAGTAGCTATTTCCATATCAGTAGCTGTGTCTACAAAATCTTTCATTGTAGCAAAAGAAACTTCTTTTTTATTCAGTTTGTATGTAGCTGTTTTATATCCCATCATAGCTAAACCAACATTAAGTGGTGCTGTTGTAGTACCAGTTACAGCTTCAAAACCTATTTCAGCAATATCTAATTCTTGTCCAGCAACAGTCATACCAGCAGCCTCACCAACACCACCACCAAAACTTTCTACTGCTATACCTGTAGAGGCAGCCGCAAATTTTCTACCTATTCCAGGCCCTCCCCTCAACACAGCTGTAGTTGCTCTACCAGCTCCCCAACCAGTTATACCTTCAATTGCTCCAATAGTAAAACCTCTACCTATTGCTTTGTTTCTTATGCTTTTACCTTTTGGTCCATTTAATAAATTAAAAACATTTTCGTCTGTATACCATTCTAACCAATTTTCATCAGTCCAACTTTCGTTTTCTTTTTTTAACTCTTCTTTAACTAACTCGGCAAAAGTTAACGAAGACTCCATAGACGTTGATAATGCGGCCATTCCAGCGTACACACCACGCCCAACCCTTTGGTAGGGATTAGCACCACCAGAAGCAAAACCAGCAGTAAATCCAGAGCCCGCCATAACTTGAGCTTGAGGTGAATCTATCAATGTACCAACTTGAGTACCTAAAGAGTTTACAAATAATTCTGGTAGAATTAAAGGATTTTCCCAAACTCCTCTAGCAAAAGCCGTCCACGTCTTACCTTCTTTTTGATACGTCTTTTGAAAGTTTTTCATACGTGCAGATTCAACATAGTTTTGAGCCACTTCAATGTTAGCGTCTACCATATCAGAAACGGTTTCCATAGTTAAAACTGAACCTGGAAGAGTCATTTCATTTATTACCGCCGCTGTTTCACCAGTAGCTTTTGATTCGTTTATTTTACTTCCAAACCAACTATTGTCCCACCATTGTTCAAGATCGTCTTTTTCTGGCTGTTGTGTTACAATGCCCCCTGGGGTTACAACACCACCAAATCCTCGCTGTTGAAAACCTTGTTGGTTAGGTGTTATTTGAGTATCAAGAGTCATGCTACTAGGATTCATAAAAGTAGAATCTTGATTCGCTTCACTAACTAAAACAGCGTTAGGGTGATCGTTTAAAAACTTATCTTTTGAGTTTGGTCCTACGCTATATGTCTCACCGTTTACTTCCCATATTTCATTCATAGTTTGTTAATCTTCATATTCTGTATTACGGCCGTAATAATTGTTGTTCCATTCTTCGCTGTTTAAAATTTCATTTACAAACCCTTTTATACCACCCTCTGTAGTTTTAAAACTAGGACCACCTCCTCCGTTATAGCTTATAGAAATTATTTCTCCATCGTTAGTAATTGTTATATTAGGATGGTTACGTAGGCTAATTCCTCCATCAAAATGTTTAAATATAATTTCCTGAACTTCATTAGCCGCCATACCAACTAAATCTGTGTCATCAACTCCATTAAAGGTTTGGTATGTATAAACAAATTTATTAGGGTCGTCTTCTTTAGCTAGCTCACTTGTACCAGAAACGTATTCACTTATACCCTCTACTTCCGCTATATCGTTAGCTGTTATTTCTGCCCAACCTAAATAGTTTCCACTAGTATCATAAGATTTTCCATAATATTTACCATTTTCATATTTAACTACCCTACCAGACGGTAATTGCATTTGTTTTTCTTCTGGATTTTCTAAAAAGTCAACAAGAGGACCATACGTGTTGTTAAAGTTATACTCAGACATGTCTCTATTATTAACTCTATAAACTCTTTTATTTCTACTACCTGAGTTTCTATTTGAGCGCTGGTTAGCTTTAACGGTTTTTTCAAAGTTTTTTCTATATGTTTGCTCATCAATACTAACGTAATAATCTGCAAATAATTCTTTTGAAACATCTAAACTAAAAGCAGGGTTATCTGGGTTTACAATAGCATCTAACATGGCGGCTATATTGTTTTTAAAAGCCTCAGGATCTACACCAGGAAAACTAGCGTCTTCGTTGCTTATTTCACCATCTTCGTTATAATCAAGATATTTAAAAGCTTGTCCAATCTCAACTCTCTCTCCATTTTCATCATAAAACATTTTATCTAAAACACTAAACGGGATAGAAATATCTTCCATCAAAGCTTCTTTAAAAGAAGGTGTGCTACCCAATCCCTCTATTCTTCTTTGTGACACATCTTTAAAATCCTCCTTGTCTTTTATAATATCTAAAATAGCACTTTTTTGCGCTGGCTGTTTGTAGTTGTATTGAGGATTATTTCCCGTAGCATCAAAAGTACCTTGATCTCCACTGTTTTTATTTAGAGTTACTATATCCTTATCTAACTTAGGATCTGTAGGTGGGAAGGTTTCTTTTAGATCGTTCATAGTAAAAGATATTTCATCACCCCAAGTACTAGTTGCGTCACTGTAATAATCTTTAACTGTAAATATAGCCCCGTCTTTACCATAAGTAACCTTTACTTTTCCTTGGTCTGCAAGTTCGTCTAAGTTTCCTAATTCTAAAACCATTCTAGCTGGATCAAGAGAGGCTGGGTCAACGATGCTAGTGTTTACACTTCCACTTGATATATTATACAATACCTCTGTTGTTGTTTTTCTTAAATTAACAGAGTTGTTTTTTAATTTAGTTAACTCAGCCATTATTTTAGCTCTAGCTCTTCTATTTTCCCTTGAGTCTCCTTCACCAATTGTGTTTACTTTTTCAAATTGATCCTGAAGATTGTTAACTTCTTTTTCAAATGCTTTAATCATAACATCTGGTAAAGGTTCTTCTAACTCATAAACACTTTGAAAAGCTTTGTCAGCTGATATTTGAAATAATTCCATTTGTTTTTCTAATGCTAACCTTTGTTTTTCTTGTTCGTCTTTAAAGGTTTTCATTACGTTTTGAAATTGAGTTAAGTAAGTCTCACTTATTTCAGTAGTAGCGTCGAACAACGGCTTCATATTAGGTACGTCTGAAGCTGCTCTTGTTTTAGCTTCTAACATGGAAGCTTTTACTAACGTTGGGTCTGCTTTTGCCATAGTTTGTTTATATTTTTATTATGATGTCTTCCAAAACGGAATAACATTTCCGTCTTTGTCAGTTTTAATATTAGAAGCAAAACCTTGAGCCGCTTGTCCAAGCGTATTCGCTGTTACTTGTTGACTTGCTATTTGAGCGTTCATTTGATTAGCCTGCGCTTGTTGTACTCCTAGGTTAGCACCAGTAGTAGCTCCCATTTGCATACCTAGTAAAGTAGCTTGTCTATCTGCTTCTTGTTGAGCCACCCATTGATCACCTTGTCTTTCAGCAATTTGTACTGCCCCAGCTCCTTTGGCCGCGGCTAATTGATTTGCAGATTCTTGCAATCCAATAGATGCTGATATTCTTTGAGTTTGTAAAGCGCCTTGATTAGCTAGTGATTGAGCTAATCCTGCTATACCACTACTACCTGCCGCGCCTCTCAACCCCTGCATAATGTTTGCTCTCTGTTGTGCCCCTTGCTGCGCTTGGAACTGCGCTTGTTGCTGGTTAACAGTTAGGTCTTCGTATACGTTTTCCATATTGGCAAATGGGTTTTTAAACTCCATGTTTTTGTAAGCTTGTTTTTCCACGTCTAAAGCTTGTTGTTCTTTTTTTCTGATTTCTATTTGCGTGTCAAACTGATCTTTCGCCATTTTTCTATTTTTCGAGGCGTTACTGGCATTAACTGCCATTCCAATCGCTGTTACCGCTAAAGTTCCGTAACTCATAATATATATTTTTTAATTGCCTTTTTCATTTTTACTTTTTAAATATTCTTCGTACTCCTCCCATTCAAATACAACATTCATTTTTTCTATTTCTTTTAAATCTTCGGTGTTACTAGGGTTCGCGTGTACCGTCACTACTATACTGTCTTCAATTGCGTAACCTACTCTTTTTGTTCCTTTAGGTGTAACCACATAATAAGGGGCTAAAAACTCTTCAACTCCTTTTTCTGAAGATATAGCTAAATTACCTGATAGTAGAAAAAATGGATAACTGTGTTTGTGTATTGCTGAAAAAACTACTTGACCTTTTTTCATTTTCATCTCTCTAATATATATTCCCTCAGCAAAAGAATGTTTGTACTCCCAAAAATCTGGGTAGACTAACTCCTTACCGTTTCCAACAATTTCTATTCCATCTGCAATACTTACAAGGTAATTTTCTATATACTTTATTTTTTCTCTATAAGATTTAACAGGTGTCTTATCGAATATTTTTTGTAACTCATTTTTAGGCATAATTTAATTTAATTTATACCAGTATAGTTACAGTTTTTGCTGTTTTTTTACCTAAGAGTGATATGTCAAGAACTTGTCTACGTCAAATCTAAGTGTCAAGTTTTCCGATCCAGCTTTGTTTACAATTATATCTCCAGTTAAAGTAGCGATATTTCCAGATCCAGTAAAAGTAAGAGTTTGATCATCTTCTAACGTTTGAGTGGCACTTGCTGTTAAATCAGAGCCACTTATATTTGTTACGTAGGGATTTATAACAGCTGGATCTATACCAATACCTGATATAACACTATTGGCAAACGTTAATGTTATACCATCTGCAAACGTTTGAACCGAAGAAAGTGTTATTGCTTTAGTAACCTCGTTTACAGAAGTAATAGTTGGATTGCCAGACAAAGTTCCAGCGCTAACAGCGTACATAGTCTGTCCTACAAATAATCCATCTACACTATCTAAAATAACTTTATTAGATGATGTTATCGCGCCATTTACTGTTTGAGTTGTTTCGTCAGCTATTCCAACGACAGAATCTACAGTTATAGTTGTGCTTCCACTAACTGCTCCGTTAGTAAGTGTTGTTATTTTGTTTAACTCAACCTTTAAATTGTTAAAAGAAATATCCCAACCACCAACTCTTTTAACTTCTTCTAATCCATACCCACCAACCTTTAAAGTATCTTCAGCTAAAGCTAATGGCATTTGGTTGTTAAAAACAATACTACCTGGTGCTACAGTTTCTCTACCTTGAGACACAGTTGGAGTGTCTTTAGATTTATCTACAGCTTCTACTTCCTTAAGTATGAGTTCTTTTTCGTCTTCAGTATCTTCGAATAATGTAATTTTTTCTTGATATATAGCTAACTCAGTACCACTAGCCACGTTAGTATCTGGAACTACTATCATACCTTCTTTTAAATTAACCGCGTTAGCAACTGGCCACCTGTAATTCATTTGATTACTAAAACTTAAAGTGACACCATCTGCAATAGCAACAACGGACGATATAGAAAAAACATTTGTAGAATCTAAAGAAACAACTGTAAATACACCGGCGTTAAGATCTGCGTTACCCGTGACTCTATCTCCAACGGCCATTATGGTTGCTACAGCAGAATCCATTGTTACAGCAACAGCATCTGTATTTCTTGCCCCGTTGACAGTGTCGGTTCCGGTTACAGCTGGGTAAATATTTTCACCAGGTATTTGTATTGGCGCGGAGCCAACCACAGGCTCTAAAAATGTTAATATATCTGTTTTTTCTGGCTGTCTATCAACAGTTAACGCATTGGTACTTCTTGTTGCTGTAAGAGTAAAAGATTGTGATTGTTTACCGTTGTATCTACCAACGTCTACGGTGTCGTTAACTACACTTATACCAGGCACTAAACCACCGGATGAATACATGTTTAATGTTAGTCTAACGTCTAAAACTTGATGTAACACCTTTTGTAACAATAAGTTATTAGAACCAGTAGAAGAGTTTAAATCAAGACTTCCGTCTCTAAAAAGAGCGCTTTGTCTTTCTACGTGCGACGTTCCTTCTTTTGCGTAAATATATATATCGTACTGATCATCATCTGCTACCGCTGGAAAGCTAACAGTAGTTGTATATTTTCCGTTTGTAATAACTTCGTCTAATTTATTATATTTAGTGGTAAATGTTCTTGTGGTAAAATTGTAATATTTACTATCTTCATTTTTTATTTCTAAATAAAACTCAGCTCCATTAGTACCGTTGATTGTTATATCTTTAGTACCACCACTTGTCGGTATATCTGTATAATCTATATCAATGTTGTTTATCATTTTTGAGATAGGTTGAACGATAATTGGAGTAGGCCCGGGGCAATTGCAGATATTGTGCATTGTTTGTGCAAAAGATATTTTTCCATTTAATAATTGTAATTGATAAGGTCCTAATGGGTTTCCTTGAGCGTTTACTCCACTAGATATTATACCTTGCCATTGCGAAACTTTAGAAGTCCACCATCCGCAACCAAAATTACTATAACCATTCCACATATTAGCTCGAAAAGTATAATAACCACTAGTGTTAATCCAATTGGGAATCCATGTTTGTTGGACTGGATGAAAACCATAGGCAACAGCCATTATATTTTTCATTTGTTGATCTAAATCGTTATAAGTACATACTTGTGATGTGCTTAGTTGTAATCCAGGCCCAGGAAGACCTACACCACATCCAGAACTAATACAATCTTGTGCAGTAGCAAATTGTCCTCCTGTGTGATTCTTTTGAACACACTGATGTGTTGGGTTGTTAGGATTTGTATCATCAATAATAGTAGGTAATACCTCTTCACAATCCCAAGATGTTTTAGGTGGTTCAGGACAACAATCACAATGTTGAAAACATGGATCATTTGGATTTATACTCCCTGATTTACATTTTTCACAACATCCGTCTTGTATTTGTTGATTTAGAGCATTAAAATCATCACAAGGTTTAACAACAACAGGATCGCAACATCCTTTAGTGTGAGCTTGGGCAGCGGTGCCATTCCAACCCATTCCTGATCCTGATGCTAATCCATCATACTTGATACACACTTTATTAATATCGCTACCCCAAGGACTAGTACACATACCTGCTGCCAACATGTCAAACACAAAAGAATCTCCAGGGTTTATAGGTCCTATTTGACTCACAACCCATTGGTAAAAGCTTCCAGGGCCAGTTCCGAGGAGTAAATATCCACCACCGTTTAAATTAAACGTTAAAGCTAGAGAAGTTCCAATTCCCCAAGGAACAGAAACACCTTGACTATTCACAGCCCAACACTTACTCCACATTGGGATTAACGCGGATTTTTTATTGTTAATGCTTTTTGTTGATAAACAGTTTGCCATAATTTATACTTTATTTACTACTTTCTACTATTTCAGAACCAACTGAAAATAATTCAATTTTATCTCTAGAGTTATTAACAAAATTCACACTCATATAATAACCTAACAAACTAGATGTGTTTGCTTTCTTATCTTTTGCAAAAGATATAAACGAACCTATCGACGGGCCCGTTAAAGTGCCATTTAAGTCATCATATTCAACCGTTATAGTATTATTGATTATACTTATTATCGCTCCTAATCTAGTAGTGTTCGCTAATCCTGCTTGATCAAACCCACCAGTAGGACTACCATTGTAATTTGTATAATAAACTATATCTCCCACTTGAGCAGATATGTTTAGATTATCAAAAGTCAATTCTACATGTACTAAAGGCATTTGTTTTTATTTTAAATTGTTGGACAAGGCGATGTGGTTGAGCTATTAGCCACACAACATGCGTTGAGATCAGGATAGGTCGTACCAGTAAAAGTACAAGGAGCTTGTTGGCATATATTTTGACTCGCGTTATTAGGATCATTACCCCACATATAAGGTATTACTGTTGGGAAATTACAAGGTTCAGGACACGTGGCGCTTAGATCGTAATTACATGCTAATGGATTTGTACAACCAAATGTTGCAGACGGATGATCACAAGTTGTTAATGTATAAAATTGGAAAGGCTTGTAAGCACCACAGTTAGGTGTTGAACCAGTAACATCTCCATAAACTACCCCATTAATTTCTGATTTTAACACAACAGAGTATAGTTGTTTTGAAACGCCGTCTGATTCATATATATCAAATTCATAATTAGTAGAATCATTTAAGGAAAGCACTCCAAAGTTTTGTCCAAAACCATAAGGTAAACTATTAACACGATCTCCAAATGGTAACCCGTTTAGATTAAAGAACTGTGGATTTGTAATTTCTTTTGTAAGCTCTAATACAGCTCCAGTTGGTGTGTTTTTCCAAAGTTCTATAATAATTTTATCGCTACTACCATACTGCTGCATATTTGTTGATAATGACTGGAAACTAAAACCTAAATCGTTTTCTGTTAATGTATCCGCTGGATAATACGGTAACGCGGTAGTGTAAGTAGTGTTAGGATATTGAGAACTCGCAGGCACCGCAGTAGGGAATATATGATGCTTAACAGTCGTAGCAGGATTGTTAGGGTCATCATAGAAAACAGGTATTGGTACGGGGTTTCCATTTCCATCCTCAGTGGCTGGATCACCAACTATAAGGTTGCTAAATCCATACACACAACTACCATCATCAACCGTAGCGCCAACATCATAGTTACAAGCGCTGGAGTCTGTACAACCATTACTAGTATACTGACAGCTTCCATCGTCTACCGTTGCTGCTGAGTTGTAATTAGTTGCTAAAGGATCTGTACAACCAGGAATATTATATATACAAGAACCATCATCTATCGCTGCCATTGGATCAAAGTTTGTAGCGATTGGATCTGTACAACCAGAAGTATAAGTACAACAAAAATCACCAAAGTCCGTGTTGCTATTACCATCACCACAAGCAATTGTACATGGACCAGTGTTGTACGTTCCATTTAGGTAACAAGGAATATTTGAGCTTGTCTGCGTACCAAAGTTGTTAGCTGTTAAACCCATACATCCAGCACACGTAGTCCATTCGCAACCCTGATTTGTATCAGCTAATGGATCATAGTTACAAGCAGTTTGATCCGTACAACCATACACTGGAGGCGCGGCACCTACGTTTACTACAATGTTTGCAATAGTATAATCACAAATCCCATTATTTGCTGTTAAATAAACTGTATATGTATCAGCAGGTAAATTGTAAAAAGTTGTAACCAGACTACTTGTTACAGAACCGAAATTAGTAGAACCAGTTGAGTTTTCTAATACATAAGTAAATGGGAGATAAGGCGCGAATGAGTTCGCGGTAACTTCTATAATCCCATTGTTATAAGGCGTTCCAGTAGTATCTATAGCGTTGACAGTAGCAGGAATCCCGTTGTAAGCGTTATTTCCTGGTGCGCTCCAATCACAATATAAACAAGAACCATTTGTACTTGAGTAATCAGGAGCAGAAGCATTTAAAATATCGTATACAGCCGCTGCATCATAGTTAGTCGCAGTAGTATCCATACAGCCACTACCTATACAAGATCCATCGTCTTGTATTCCATATTGAGCTCCTGCAAAAGCAATATAATTAGTAGCTTCAGCAGGGAACACCGTGGTATTTAAAGCTAGAGGATGAGTACACCCAGTCCAAGTACACGTTCCGTCATTAGTGTTTGCTAATGGATCGTAGTTATTAGCAGAAGGTATTAAACATCCATTTACAACAACTATACAACTACCATCATCTGTATTTGCGTTTGGATTATAATTTGACGCTAATGGGTCAGTACAACCGTAAACTATAGCGGTACACGAGCCATCATCCGTAATTCCAGATCCATTGTTAAAAGTATAAGCTTCTGGTGGAAATTGAGTTGTGTTAGTACATCCATCAATAAAAGTTGTACAAGTACATCCAAACCATAAACAAGATAAATCAGCCGTGTTAGCGCCAGCATAATAATTGTCTGCAGATGGTTCTAAACAACCATATAAAAACGCTTCGCAACTACCATCATCAACTGTAGCATCTGGATTATAATTATAAGCTGTTGAATCTGTACATCCAGAAATAGATGTTTCAACTGGTGGATATTGTAATATTCCAAATCCTTGAATAGCGAAACTAGCTTGATCAAAAGTAGAGCTACCATCACTATTTAGTAATATGTTGTTTGTTGATTCATCTACCTGTATGTTCTCACCTTTTATATAGTTAAACCACTTTCCTTCTTTTTCTATAAATTCATTTAAAGCACCAGTTTCTAAATCTGTAGATATTTTATCGACGTACCAACCCTTTCTATTTGAAAGATTATAGTAATCATTATCTAAAAGATTTTCTACAATTCTTGAGTCACTACCTTCGTAGTTTAATGTAGTAAAAGATTTTACGCTTCCAGGAACGTCATTTAATAATACTTCAAACGAAGAGTCTCTAGGGATGTTATAAAAAGTGTTTCTATTAATTTCCTTACCAACCGGGTCAAATTGTTCAACGTGATGTTTCCAAACTCTACCCTTATCGAAAGTATAATATTCATTAGCGCAACTAACAGCGTTTTCAGGTACAAACGATTTAAAACTTACCCAACCTTTAACGTCTTCTTTAAACGATATTGTTTTAGGTATTTCTTCCGTTGTTTGTTGTAACGTGATATTGTACTCGTCTTTTTTATCATCATAGCTTCCAAGTATATTGTTATTTAACTTTAAGTTATCTTTAAACCAATCCTTCATTCCGTGCATTGAAATAGGAGTCAACCCATCCATTGATAATCTCATCACAGCTCCTCTAACTCTATCTGTAAAGTAAGCTCTATAAGACTCTGCAGCAAAAGACTCTGGGTTAGTAGATATACCAAAATCTCCAACAAAAGGAATTGTTTGTCCTAGCACTCTATTTGTAGCTGTTAACTGTGGATTTGAGTCAGCATTAAATACAGCGTCTTTTTTAGATAGTATTTTTAAAACTTTGTCTTCACAAAAAGCAAGTAAATCGCTATCTCTAGCGTGTAGTTTTTGAATACTACCATAAGTAGGGTTTATATCTTTAGTTATTTTTTCCGCCTGTATAAATTGATTTAAATTGTTAACTCCACTTGTTGAATTGTATAATCCAGAATATATTAAACCGTATTTTCTATGCTCCTCTTTGTAAGGCTCTTCTATAGTCGAAGATGCTTTTGCACCTTTATCAATAAAAACTTGGTTATAATCATCTCTAATTCTATTAGACTCTACACCGTTACCCCAAGAATAACAATTAAACCAAGAAAGATTAACAGGATTCGTGCTAACATTTGGGTTTATTTCAAGATGAAAAGAAGTGTCTTCTGGTCCACTTTGGTCTATTGGCTCTGCCAAACCTACTAAAGTAGCTGTAACGCAACTACCATCTTCTCTATGGAACGTTAACATTCCTTGGTTCTGTTGATTAGTGCCGAAACCAACTTCAGAAAGTGGTTGGTCTAATTCAACAATGTTATTTTCCCAACCAACAACAGTTGCGTTAGATGGAAATTGATAAACAGGATCTGGATGTGTTACTATCGTTTCTATGGGAGCAAAATTATAATTTGTACTATTGTTTATAGTTAAAGGAAACGTACTTTCAAGTTCGTAATATATGTCCATATCAATATCTTGTTTTGGTTCTGTTTCCCAAACCGCTGGGTTTTGAGGAATGACATTATCGTCACCTAACAACCATTGATCTTCTATAAACTGTATTGTACCTAAATTAGTCTGATCTGCATTTCCACTAGCAATAGGATTAAAACTTTGAGCTGTAGGATCTTTGTCGATAGGTACTCTATATGTAATTCTTCTGTTTCTAGAATGACCGTATTGTTCTTGCCAATCAAATAATTTTTCTGTAGCAGCGTACTGCATGCTTCCTGAAGAACCAGTGTTATAAACACCATAAGCATCATTAAAACCAGATCGCATGTCGTCAGAGTTAAAATGTGAAAGATGGTAATAAACCTCCACTGGTGCTGATATTTTATAAACTTCTCCTGTTGAATCACCTAAAAATACAAATCTATTACCTTCGACTAAATTTGCAGTAACTTGTACGTCTGCCTCCGCTGGGTTTGTGCTAGCGCTACCTAATCTCCAGTGCTTAAGCATATCTTCGTTGCCTTCCCAATCATAAAGACCTTCGTGCAAAGCTTCTCTACCAGTGTCCGTACAATTTCCAGCTCCAGTATTCCAATTAACACACATTGTCGCGTTAGTAACCTGACTACTTCCAATGTTTGCGCTAGTATGTAATTTGGACGGCGTTGAGCAATGAACACTTACATTAGCTTCTGTAGATTCTATTCTACCGTAAGAAAGATAAATCCAAGTTTGACCATTTCCATCTGTCCATATGCCTTTGTTAAAACCAGTGTTATTAGAATTTGGCATTAAATCATAACTACCGTTGTAATGAATAGTTTGGTTAGAACTATTGCTTCCGTAGTAATGACCATAACCATGCTTGTTTAAAGCAGTTGTTTCAGATCCTGGAGCAAAATAACCACCATACCACGCCGCATCTATAAACCAGGCGCTTCCATTTGTTCCAGCAGAACCGTAATTAGTATCCCAATCAGTAACACTGTCACTTTGGTTAAAACTAGTGGTGTTATCTCCATTATAAGGATTACCTCCATCGGCTAAATAATAAAAAGGAATTTGAGCGGTAGCTACTTGAGCAATGTTTATATCATTCGCCGCCTGCATAGTAACGTAGTCGTTTATGTAAATATCTCTAGAAACCTTAGCAAAAAATCTACCGTCAAATTCACCGTTAGTCCTTGAAACTCTTTCATATATTTTTATACCAAGATTTGGATCTGGATGAGAAAGGTTAGCAGGGTCTGAGATCCAAGCTTCTTCTAAGGGTTTAGAAAGTATTATATGGTATTCTGGAGGTGAAGCTGTTGTATCAGCTTTAAAATTAACAACATCGTAAACTTGTGAGGTTTGAACCGTACCAGTAGGAGTTACACGGGTGAATACAACTTCTATATCAGAAACGTCTGTTAATGGTAGTCCAACAATATCCCAATTTGTTTTATTTAAAATTACTTTTTTTGTGCCAGTTAAAGGATATGAGTTTGCGTTGCTAAAATACGTTCCTGGAAAAGTACCACTACCATTTTCGTTTACAGAACCTATTTCGTATTTTCTTTTTGTTATAAACTCTGGGGCTTCATTTTCTATAGCTAATATCTTATATCTATTTTTTTCTTTAACAGCTGGCGATCCTTCTACACCTTTTTTTAATATTAAAAATGTTTCTTCGTCTACTTTGTTTCTATCAGAAGAAGGAAAGGCTAACCAAATATTACCATCTTTAGCGTCGTAAATTCGCTCCATTGCTAAATTGTAATACTGATTACTAGTTTCTTTAACAAATATTTTGTAATGAGTTGCCCAAGAAGGGATTTCACCTGTAAGCACAGATCTTATTTGGTTGGCTTGTGTAGATTTATTTATGGGTATTGTTAAATCAGATTTTTTATGAGTAAAAACAGGTGTTTGCCTACCGTATTGATCTAAGTAAGAAAGACCTAAAGAGTAGTTTCTAATAGATTTTAAAGAAGGAACTCCAGGTATTGCTATTGTGTTTGGAAACTCAGTAAGATCACAAAGGCTTCTGTTTGTTAAGCCGGCATTTAAAAACGAACTATTTTTATCTATAGTATAGTTTTGCAAATAATTACCATATACTATTCTATTACCAGTTATAGATTGAGCTAGAGCTTTTCTAGGAACGTTGTCCCAAGGTCTTAACAGTTGGTTTTCTGGTAAAGCCGCTTGTATTTGGTGAGGTTTTACTTCGCTACCATTTTGAGAAAGTAGTTTTTGACCGGAAATAGTATCTATTGTATAAACAACAGGAGAGTTAGATTCTTTATATAACAAATCAATTGAAACTACTCCTTCTGGTAAATTTGAATTATAACCATAAAGCACTGTTTTTGAAATAGTGTTTTCCATTCCAATGTTGTAAGCTTCTTTAAGTTCGTACTTAAAACTTCCTGGTTTAAATATAACGTTGGTAAACGGAGCAAACGAAGAATACTCTCCATCTTCGTATTTGTATCTATATGAATATCTAGGAAACGTATTTTTAAATTTTTTAATACCAGCCTGTTTTACCGCCCAATTATATTGTTGGTTACTTGTGGAGGTTGAAGTGTCTATACTTACTAATTCAACGTTAAATAACTGACCACCACTTCCTACTTGATTAATTACTTCTACAGCTACGACGTGCTCTTCGTTGGGCATGTCATTGTCGGCAACTGGGTTTAAAAGTATTATATCTCCTTCTGAAATAGATTCAGAAACAAACGAAGTGTCCAATACTAAAACTATATTAAATTGAGTTCCAATAAGCATGTTACCTTGAGTAGCGTCACTTGGATCAATTAAAAAGTTTTGCGTAACGTCAGTGGTTCCAAATAAATATTCTTCGTCACCTTGTGAGTCTACGGTAAGAACAGTTTTAGGAGATTTTTTAATAACGGTTATATGTTCTTCTTTTATATCAATCCCAGATGAGGTTGTTATGTTTTGTTCTTCATTTACAAGTAAGGTGTGTTGTAATCCAGTTGGATTTGTTCCCTCTATACTTCTAAGTATATTTATTACTTTTGGTTCCGTAGCGTTGTCAGTCCAAAATAATAAGTCATCAATTATATTTATACCTGTTATTGTATTATCTGGAAAGTTTAAAACACCACCTGAGTTTTCTATTTGAAAGTTTATTACTCCAGGAGTTTGTGATGACGGCTGGTGATTTGCCCAATCGGCATTAGTATAATCACCAACGTTAATTGTTAAGGTACCTACATCTATACTCTGTATAATAACAAAATCCGATCCAATAGATAAACCGCTATCCGTCCAATTAACTAACTTATCTCCAACAGATAAAGCGTTAATTCCATCTAAAGAATTTATAATTATATTTCCAGAACTTGGAGCTTGAAGAGTAGCGACTGATATTGTAGGTGGTTTTATATCAACAAAAACGTGTGTTGTGATATTGTTTTTATGTTGAAATATTATATCTCTAGGATTAGAGATTGAGAAAGTTTCTTCGTAGTTTTCTTTAACTAACCAGTAAAAAGCATCATTTTTTTCATCAGCAACTGAACCAACACAAATAGAATTATCAGACACGTTAGGCATATTAACCTCTTCGTTACCAAGTATATTTTGTATCGTGCCAACGTCAGGCCCCTCTGAAGTAGAAACTTGGATGTTCATAGCGTCTCTATATTCTCCGTTAGGAACGAGTCGCTCGTCTACATCCTTGTTCATCTTACCACCGGCAAAATTGTGCTTAATCTCAGCCATGTATTAGTGTTTTATTTGTTTGGACTTCCCTCTTAATACTTGAGTTATTTCTTCCAATTTAATATTTGATAATCTTAATTTTGCAGTTCTAATAGCTGCGAATCTTTCTTTTTTAAGTCTAGCGACTAAGTATTCAGGTGTGTTTGCTTTAGATGCTAAAACAGCATGTGTAATCCATTTATACATTGCTTCCTCCGCAAACTTATGAACCTGCATTTCTTCGTTAGTTCCAAGACTATCGCTTATATAATCTAGAATTACAGTCTTACCAGATATGTTAGAACTAAAATGTATTTTACCTGAGTTACAATCTATATAAAAAGAACCATTTACTTGAGCATGTTCAGGTTCTATTCCGTATCTTTGTCCTATGTTTAAATCATAAATATCGTCATCAACATCATAATCGTTTTGATTGTTTTCAGAAGGACTATTTGTTTTGTAATTTGACCAAGTCTTAGAATCAACGTTAACAGACATAAACCCAACGGTATCTCCAGATCCAACGTTAAAAGTAGCGGGATGTGATAATTCAACAGTTGAAGATCCAACGCCCACAACGTATATAGCTACTTCTCCACCATCAACCACTGGTATGGTATCATTAACAAAAGCAGGGTGATTTATTTGCATACCTTCTTCTATTCCATCGACGCTAGTTAAGTTTAGTTGTGTATCTCCAATAGCCGCCGTTGCTGTAGTTGTCGTTTCTATTAAAGTTTGACCTTGTAGTTTTAATCCATACCCTAAGTACCTAAATCTAGTTATTTTTAATCTTTCGTTTGTAGTTAAAAGAGCGTTTTTATCGTTTGTTCCGCTTTTATTTTTTAAAGTTATTGAGGTTATTCCAGCTGTTGTTGTTATTAAATGTATGTAACTACCATTAGGCAAATTAGGACTAACAATCCTCATACCATGTACTAGCATGTCACTATAATCACCGTCTAAAACAACTACGTTAGATCCGTCAGTTAAAGTTCCTATTGGGTTTATTTTATACTCTCCATCGTCGTTTTGGTATAAAGAAGGAAATGGATTTGATGTTTTACTGGTAGGATACATAAGGTGCTTTATACCAGCTGAATCTACCCAGGATATTTTAGTGTAGTTAACATAATCTTGTGGGAGTATCATCTGTAAACTAGGAGGTATTGTAACTTCTTGTGCTTTGCACGATTTAAAAGTGTCAAAAGACAATTCTTGCATTGCTCTTTGTGCGTGGAAAGCAACGTCTGTTCGACTTACTTTGGGGATTATCTTATCTTCACCTACGTAAACAAACATAAATTGATTTATAATATCATTTAAGGCAGTAAACTGATAACCACCAAAATTATCACCTTCGTAATACCTTTCCTGTGTTTGGTTTAATAATGCCATTTTTTATTGTTTTTCGTTTGATTGTTGTAAAGTATCCATTCCTTGACCAGCTTTTAAAGTGTCTTCTCTCTTCATAGAAATACCAGCTAATCTTAATATCTTATAAACTAACTCCGTTTCTTCCGACGAGTGTAGTTCAAAGTGAGTTGTTTTAGCAGCATCACTATCGTAAAGAGCCTTATCACCAATAACGAAGTAACCCCATGAAACCGTTGCTGGCTGTCTAAAATAAAACACCCCAGTAGGAGTTATTGGGTTACCATTATTTCCGACTACTCTCATAATACCACTCCTTATATTAGCTATAGGTCTATCATTCGTTGGTAGAGTTAGTGGGCCTCCTGTTCTACACTCGTTAAAGTCTTTTGTTTTTTGAATTTCACAATTTACGTTGTTAAATTCTATTCTGTGTGTTCTATAGATATACTGTGGAAGTCTTTTAAACGACCCTCCTCCACCGGAATTTTGATAACCGTTTACTGTGTTAATACCATCTACACTTTCAAAAATCTGAATTTTCTCTTCCAACATATCATCAACATCAGCGTAAACATATTCGTTACCCGGAACTCTAGAGAAGAAGTTTATATCATAAAAATATTGTTCAAATATTTCCATTTGTGCTTGATTGGCAAATAAATTAAATTCTTGAGGCGTTATATATCCTCTCTGTTCTTTGTTAGCTAAGACTAAAACTCTTTGATATACTGTATCTATATTTACCATTTTATTTCGTTATTTATTATACGGGAACAACCTATTTAAATTTTCTTTTCTTTTAGTGCATCCACAGTCTTTTCCAGCGATTTTACTAACCGTGTCTACTACTTTTTTTATTCCAGTAGCTTTTGTGATTTTTTCTATAGAATCACCTAAACCTTTAGATTTTTTTTCTTTCATATAATTTAATTTGTAGTTTGCGATCGCCTTTTAAGGCGACCGCTCTACATTTTGATTAGTTATTTAATCTTTTTTCTATATTCTTATATATCTCCATTCCCTCGTCAGTTTTAAACCAAGCGGCTAAAGCTGAGTACGGATGTTCTTCATAAGGTATTGTCATAAGTTTTCTATTGTTAGATCCCCACACAAAAGTTCTTTGATCAGATGATAACTTTATAATGTTTAGTTCAGCGGCTTTTATACCAAAATTTCTAAGCATTACGTTTTCATCATTAACTAACTCTAAGAACAACTGAGGGTTTCTTCTAGCGTACAACAATAAATCTCTTTTAAGTTCCTGAGAACTCATCTTAGACACCTTAGAACCTAACTCTACCCTCATAACTGCCTCAGCCATATCTATATCTAGGTTTCTAGCGGCTATTAAAGCGTCAGTTTCCATTTCTAACCACTCCATTTGACTCTCAGCGTTTTCAACTGGTTTCCACTCATAATAAACCTTATCTCTATGTGGGTGGTACAAGCTTAATAGCTTTTGTAAAGTTTGTTTATTTCTTGGTACGTGTAACGCTCCTGATCTAAAAATTATATGATCTAACCTCTGATCTCCTTTCATATCGTCTACAAAAGGTGTCTTTTGGTTAGAAGTATACTTTAGTTCTCTTTCGTAACCCTTGTCTTCGTCAAAATAATAAATAGAAGAACCTTTCAACATGTAAGACAGTGGTTTTTTATTTCCATTTAAATAGTAAACTCTGTCTTTTATTTCCCAAGTATCTTTTTTTATTTTTGGAGTCTCAACTTCAATAAAGTTGTTTACTGTTTCCATTACTTTTTCTTCAATTACAGTTTCTTCTACTGCAACTGGTTTTGTTTCTTTTTTCTTTGCCATAATATAATATAATATAAATTAATAAAAATAAAAGGGGTTGGGGACGAACCCCAACCTCTTTAATATAAATAATGCTTATTTCATTAACATGAAATTGTTAGCACCTTGTGTAATTAAACATCTTTCAGATAACATGTGAATTTGCATTGCATCTAAAGCAGATGTAGCAGCTCCAACAGAACCAGTAACCCAAGTTTTTAATCTTCTGTCATCAGTTTGAGAAGCTCTATATCTAACGTGTAAGAATGGACGTTTCATGTTCATTCCCATACCTTGATCGTATACTGAAGATACACCAGCTGGAATAAATACCCCTCTAATTGCATTAACAGTATCTCTAGAGTTAATACCACCTCTAGTTGACTTGTCGTTTAAGTATCTGAAATCAGACTTATAGAAGTCATAAGAACCTCTTCTGAAACCAGCAAAACCTAAATTAAGCGCCATAGCCTCTGAGTTTTCAAATACTCCGTAAGAAGTACCACCAGCTCCATAAGAATTCATAGAAGCTAACATATCGTCCATTGCTAGAGATGTAGCTCTATTAACAAACATCATGTTTTCTTCAATAGCACCTTGAGAGTCAAACTCAGCTAAAATAGCGTCAAACTCAGCTAAATCAGCTGGGGATGAAGTACCAGTAATACCAGTAGTAACATTACCTCTTTGCTCAATAGCGTCAAACAAACCTTGCGTACCAAAGTTATCAGTAGACGTATCAACTAAATAAGCGTCAGCAGTAGATTGATCAGTATCACCTTTGATAGCCTCTAACATAGTCATCTCTAAGTAATCAACAAATCTAGCTCTTGTGTCAGCTTCCGCTTTCAAGAACCACATGTATCCAGAAGCTCCAGTTTCAGAAGCAATCTCAACCCAACCAACTCTAGAAGCGTCAGAACCTGATACTTCGTAAAAGTCTTTCATAATAATTGGTTTATTAGAGAAAGATGTAAACTGAGGCTCATTAGATTGACGAGTTGTAGCTCCTTGGTAACTATCACCTTTTCTGTATTCAGAACCGATAACTAGTAATGTAGCTGTATCACCAGAACCAGTAGCTAAACCTGCGTTTGCACCAGTTGCCGTAGCGTTTCCAGCATCATATAAAGCTACAGCTACTTGATCATTTGATATTTCAGTAACTATACCTTTTACAGTTGTACTAGCGTCCGCTACTAACACCATGTCGTTAACTCTAACACCGTGATCAATTGAACTAGTAGCAACAGCGTTACCATCAATATCAGTATCGATTTCAAAAGTAAAACCATTGTTAGTACCTGTAATTTGATTCGCTCCATTAGCGATGTGACCTTTGTAAGAAAGGTGTAATCTACCTTGTTCTGACCAAACAACTTGGTCAGCAGTCATAGATTCTTCAGCTCCTACTTGTGAAAGAAAGCCCGAAATAGTTCTGTTTCCAAAAACTTGAGCTTCTTGTTCCATAAGATCTGGTAAATATTGTTGCGCCCAGCCTTGTCCAGCTGTAGACGCTAAGTCTAAATAGTTTTGTTGAAGTGCCTGCTTAGTTGGTGCTGGCACACTATTTAAACTACCTCCTGCAGTAATTGCCATAATTTTGTAGTTTTAATTATTTTTTAAATTTATTATTCTTGATTTTAAACTTGAAATCAGAAGAATTATCTCCAATTACACGAGCTTTAACACCTCCACTTTGAACCTCTGTGTGACCTTGTCTTGGGTCCATATTGATGTTTTTAGATTTAGCAACGCTCTCTTTTATAGCGTCCGCTTTTCCTTGCTCGTAAAAATGTTTTGCAACGGCATCTGCATTCATTGCTGTGTATAAAGATTTGTGATAACCATTAGCGTCTTTTAAACCCATGTTTTTATCCAAAAACTTTTTGGTAAAGTTGTTTAAATCGCTTTGATTATTTTTTACTTCATCAGCATTGTTCACGTTAACACGATATCTTTTATCCCCAACATTATATTCAAAACCTTTGAACTTGTCGTTAAAAACCTTATTGGTTTCTTTTGTAAAAATATCACTGTTATTTTGCGCTGCTTTTTGATTAACCTCTGTTTCCTCGTTGTATTTGTTGAAGAAATCAATTGCTTGTTGTTGCTCTTTAGTAAGCTTGCTTCCGCTTTTGATATCTTCGTAGTATTTGGACTTTGCACTGTCCAAGTGTTGCCTTGCCTGAGCAACTTGCTCTTTTAAGGCTAGTTTTTTTCTTTTTATATCTCTTTCTTCCTCTATTTCTTCGTCGTAAGAAAATTGATCTTCCATTAAAAAATCGATTTCTTCCTTGTTTAAGTGAGGTTTTGTTTGTTTGTAGTATTCATAAAGTAAGTCTTCTTCTCCTACATTGCTATAATCTTGATTAAGTCTTACGTAATCGTTTAAGTCTCCGCCTGTTTCGTTCATAAACTCCATTAGTTTTTGAATTCCTTCTGGAAGTTTTTTTGCAGTTTCCTCAGCTTTAACAATAGTATCCGTTATAGTTTCTTCTATTTTTTCTACTTCTTCTGTTATCTCTTCTAAAACTGAAGCTTCTTGTGTTTCAACTTCCGGCTGTACTTTTTCTTGTTCTTGTGAGGCGTTGGAGTCTTCAACGAGTTCAACCACTCCTCCGTCGTCAACAACGTCTTCTTTAGCTTCTTCTTTAATTTCATCTTGTTCTGGTTTTGCTGGTTTATCTAAATCAACCTTAAAGGTGTTGTCTTCTGGTTGTTTAAACTTTTTTGTTTTAGGTTTTTTAACTTTCAATTTGTCTACAGTTTCGTCTACAATTGGTTTTTCAGTAGCTACCTCTGCTACTTCTTCTGTTTTGTTTTCTTCCATAATATAATATAATAATAGTTAATAAATGTTACCTAGGATCAAAAGAGCCTAGATCAATAGATCCGTCTACAATATCGTTACCCGCAGATTCAAATTCAAAGTTTTTAGGTGGTTTACCGGTACTTCTTTGATCTATAAGCTGCGATTGTTGCGTTGCTTGTATTTTAGTTCTTTTATCTTTACGATCTTCTTTGACCTCTTCTTTTATTTTTTGTCCTTCAACCTCCATGCCTTTTAACTGCATGTTATAGTCAAATTCTAATGCCATGAGCTCTTTTTTGTAAGCAACCTCTTGTTGCATTTTTTGTGTTTCTATCTGAGCTTTAATTTGCTCTAATTGAGCTTGACTTTGTGTTAAAGCTTGATTTTTTTGAACCTCTGCTTGTGCAGCGGCTTGCGCTGACTGTTGGTTCAATTGAGCTTGCTGCTGCATGTTTTGCATTTGAATCTGCTGGTCTTTTTCTAGCTTCTTTTTTCTACGTAGTTTTAAAAGTTGGTTAGCTAATTTGATATTTTTTATCTCTCTAATATCGATAGCGTCAGCAAGTTCGATTATTTGTTGTTGCAACGCCATTTGGACGTTGTTCTCAAGCATCATTCTCTCTTCCTCGTCTGGTTGTAATTCTAAAAATATACCAAAGTCATACAAGTGAAGATTAGACATTTCTTTTAACGTAGCAACGTTGTGAACACCTATACTTTGTATAAAAGCATCTCTAGTTGGCGAGTACTCTATAATGTCTGAGATCCTAAGTGACAAAGCCTCTGCTACTTCAACTGTTAAAAACAAACCAGATTGTAGTATGTGTCTTGTCGCTGTGTTTGAGTTAGCTGCGGCTAATTTTTGAACTCCAACTAACGCGTTTTTATCTGGCGAAGTACCATCTCTAGCTTCGTTCAAACCAGTTACATCTCTAATCATTTGTAGATAATAATTGTAATTACCTATAAGAGCTTGCATTTTATTACCACCACTACCACTTGTTATTTCTTGAATAGGTACTTTACCTGGATTCATATCACCTTCAGAAGTAAAACTTCTTCCAATTACAGATCCCGTTTGGAAGAACATGTTTAAAGCTTCTTGCGGATTGTAATTTGTTCCATTACCTAAGTCAACTTCAGCTAACCCATCAGCGTCTAAATAAACTCCATCTGGAACCATTCTTGATAACACTTGTTGTAATTTTAGATGCGTTAACTGAATCATGTCAGCAAAGCCAGTTATTCTACTTACTATTGACTCTATTTTACCATTATACATCCTAGGTGCTACAATAGCATAGTTCATTTTAACTTTAGTAAAATCACTTTTAGGACGCAACATGTTTTTTGCCATTTCCCATTTAAGTAGTTTTTCAGAACCAAGAACCATAGCTCCTTCGTATAGACACTCTATAGACCTTAAAATTCTTTCGTAACCACCTTGTTTGTTTTCTGGGGGATTAAAATTATCATCTTTCTCTATAGCCTTATCTCCTCCTGTTGCTGTTTCCTTTACTTTGTAAACCTCATTCATGTATGTTTTATAATTAAAATATAAAACTTCCACGGTGTTTAAATCTTCTTTTTCTATTGTAAATCTAGAATTATAATTAGACCTATTAGCCTTTTTACTCTTCATTATTTCTTCTAAATCTTCGCCAGTTAAATGTGGGAATTGTTTAGCTAATTCATTAACAGGTATTCTTTTAACTTCACCCACGTAGTATATATCATCAAAATAAGGGGAATCAGTATACGAATAAACTAGATTAGCAGGATCAACATAGTCTATAACGACACCTTCTGATGTGTTAAACGATGTTTTTACAGCACCAATACCTAAAACTGTTAAGTCGTAGTAAAATTGTTTTGTTATTAAACTATATCTATTTCCATCTAATAAAGTGTTTATAGCTTGTTCTTCTGCTATCTCTATAGACTGCTTATAATTAAGCTGCATGTGAAGTTCTAGCTCTTCATTACTTTCTGGAAGTTCTTCAACGTCACTTCTTCTAACATCTAAACCAATTTCATTTTGAACAGCAGCGTTAAATTCTTTTAAACGCATGTCTTTAAGTATATTCTCCATATACTCGGTACGTTGTGATACTCCAAATGGATCTTGAGAGTAAGCATGTACGTCATACATTCTTTCTGACATCCCGTTAACTACTATGTCTACAAATTTAGATATGATTGGGACCGGCTTCCAGTCTAAGTTAAGATAAGATAAGTCACCGTTTATCGATAACTCGTCTTTATACTTTTGAATTGACTGCTCACCTCTAGCGTACAATCTTAGATTGTGAAAACTATCGTGATTTGTCTTGTATTTATTAGCGTTTTTATCGTTATTAAACCATTCTGTCTCTATAGCTTTACCTACTTTTAAGCCATAATCATAACTTAATTTCTCAGCATCACTTACGGTTTGACTTGGAAAATAACTTTTAATGCCAGACTCTGCCATATTTATTATTTTATTATTCGTGAATTACTTCCAGTGTTTGAATACTTGGATATATTTATATTTAGTTTAGGTTTTTCAATCTTAGCGTTAGGAGCGTATAAATGTCTATTGCACGCCATTATAGCTAAACCAGAACTAATAGAAGCATCGTGTTTTGTTCTTTTTGTTATATCAAATCTACTCCAATCGTTTAAAAGATCGTTAAAGTAAAGAGCACCAAAACTTCCATCTTGTTTAATACCAACGTGGTCTTGAATATACATCTCAATAGCGGCCGCGTGAGCTTGCTTTATATCTTCGCTTGTGTTTGGTATACCACCTATTTCTTTTTCTGTTACAGATAGTTTATTCCATATTTTATCTGGTCTATTCATAGAGTACCCTCTGTATCCTCTTCTTCTTAAGTAATATAACAAACGCGGCTTGTTGTTTTCTGCTAATATAGGCATACCGTAAAAAACGCAAGCCATTAACACGTCTTCAAAAAATATTTCAGCAGTTTGTGGTCTAGCTAGATATTCTAAAAAAAATTGATTAGCAGGAGCGTCTTCCATTGAAAACTTTGTTAATCCGTGTAAAGCTCCCTTAGAACCCACTCCATCAACAGTCCCTGATATATCATAACTATCACAACCAAAAGCTCCCATGTGTTGATTAGCGGGATATTTTACCCCATTTTTCAAAACTATTTTATTTTGCATGTGTTGAGGAGGTGTCCAACTTATTTTAAACCTACCTTTTGCGTCTGGATAAAATATAACTTGAGAATCTTTTATACCATTAACCCATTGAAAATTACCTTTTGTTATACCAAGAGTATTAGACATTTCCTCGTTGTAATCTATCTGTTCGTATATCTTTATTAAATTAAAGATGCTGTTTTTAGTTTCATCTCTAAACGCATGTTCTGTAGTTCTTGGAAACTGTCTATAAAACTCGTTTAATCCGTCTTGATCAGATTTTAATCCTTCTGCTTCGTTGTTCCAGTGCTCTATTATACCTACTTCTATTAATTCACCATCTGGTCCGAGGACATCATTATCTGGATTATCGAAGACTGGATATCCGTGTTCATCAATAAATCCTTCGTAGTTCCACTCCATTGGGATAAACAAAGAATATAAACCAGACTTTGTCTGTCCATTACGGTTTCTTTTTGTAACATCTGAATCATTATATAGTTTTTTAAAGTTATCTCCACCTTTGTCTAAAGCGTTTGACGTTGATCCCATCATACACTTCCCAACTATTCTACTACCTAATCTTAAACATGTTTTTGTAACCCTCCAGTTATTTAATATATTGTCTGGTCTTTCCCATTTACCACTTTCATCATGAACTAACAAACTTAGTTTCTCCCCATCATAACTATTGTCTCCTGTATTCTTCCAATCAATTGTTGTGTCTAATCCTTTAATATCTTCGAGTTGTTCGTTCGCCGTAATCTTCTTCCTCGTAAACTTACTAGCAGGAACACGATAAGCAAGCTCGGATTTTGGACGATCCATTCCATCTTGTATAGGTTTAAAAAAGAACGGATAGTTAATCGATATAGGAACGACCTTGTCTGTAAACATTTTTTTCGCATCTGCACCTGATTTAGATAATATACCATATCTACTATCACTTGATATAGTGGCTAAATTAACTGTTTCTGCTGATGACATAAAAGAGAATCCAGACCTACGGTTTTTAAGGTAACACATTCCGTAACATCTTTTATCCGCTTTACAAGCTTCCCAGAATATATAGAACAATCTATTTGCTTCTCTAAAATCTGGGGCTCCAACATCAATCTTACTCCATTGTAAATACATATAGTGCGTACCGGTTATCCAGGTTGGTTTACCATTATTCATAAACCAGAAACCCTCTTCTCGACGTTTAAACTCCTCGTCTATGTAATCGTACCATTTTTCTTTATTATTTTCCGGATAACCCCTCCAATCGAATATGTTTTTGATCCTTTGGAGCTCTTTAGGATATTCCTGTTTAACCCACTTATTCTTTGGATGTGTATATACTTCTTTAGGTGGTTTCGGTAGCGCTATAATTAAATTTTGTATCTCTATAATTTCACCTATAACTCCATTGTGTGATAACACAATTAAGTCGTGTTCTTTGTTGTAACCGTACTTCCACTTCTTACCCCTATTCATTCTGGTAATAGTGGTCTTTTTTATCGGCTCAACTGTATTAACTAAACTTTGCTTGTACATTACTTAGATCTACCTTCTGCGAATCCTTTAAAGACTTTTTTCTCTGCCTCTTCAGGTGTTTTGCCCTCGAGTAAGTTTTCTTCTTCTTGGATTCTGTTAAGTATTTCGAATGCGTCAAATATAGCTAGTTTTTTAGTAGCTGCGGCATTTTTTAATCTATCAGCTGATATGTCGTCGTCTGAATCTACAATAGGTTCTTTTGCAACTTTAATCAGCTCCTCCACTGCTTTCTGCCCAGCTTGGATTATACTCTTCTTCGTTTCCTTCGTATTCATATTTAATTGTAATAAATTGTGTCATAACTCTATATAGTCTTTTTCCATCAACTATAAACTCGTACGTTGAAAAAGGCGTAAAGCCCACTAAATCCCCCTTGCTATACGCGCCATCTGTATGCTTAACAATACCTATACAAGACTCTTCTTCATCAACGCCAAATCTTGTTCTATCTTTAATCGGCTGTACAAAGCAATATCCTTTAGGTGCTTTCCACTCACCGTTTCTTTTGTACAAGTACACTTGGTCTTCTTTTACAAAATAAGTGTTTTCATTAAAATAACTTCTACTATTCTTTTCGTTGCCTCTAACATCATGCCATCTTCTAAATATATTGTGATGCGTTATAATAGTATCTCCAGGTTGTATCTCTGTTTCAAAAGCTGTGGGAACAGATTTAACAATAGCTTGTCTATTCACAAATTGGTGATTATAAACCTCCGTATTAAGTATCAAACGCGAAGATCCGACTTTAGTAGTATTGTTATATCTATTTCCCTTTGGCTCTATAACAAAGTCAAAAGGCGCTTTCATTAGTACTGTAGATTATATTCTATAGACACAGCCATGTTTTTGTTAAAGTCTTTCCACGGTAATACATCTTTGTTTTTCTTGATATAAATAGAGTACTTTTCTTTTTCCTCTATTATATCACAAATAGTATGTCCACCATATACTTCTTGACCAACAGAGTAATGCATAGCGTCGTTTTTGTAATCTTTACCTATGGTAATTTTTCTAATCAGTTTTGACATCTTCTTTATGATTTATAGTACCATCTTGAATGTTAATGTCAGCTGTACCATAAGTCTTTTCAAAGTCGACTTGCATTTTACTTAACTGTTCTTGTAATACCGATACGTGGTGTAAAAGATTATGTTTTTTACTTTCAATAGATCCAACCTCTAGTTGCGCTCTATTAATATCGTTAATTACTGATTGTACTTGATTTAATTCTTCGTTTGTAATTTTAGAAGGTTTTTCACCTCTTAATTCTTTGATTTTTTTTGTTGTGTTTTTTGCCATTTTATTTAATTTAAGTTAATTTAATTTGTTTTTATCTTTCGAATCCAAGTTTAAATCTCCATGGATTTGCGTTTAATAGTTCGTGGTTATTTGTTAAATCTGTACCCCCTGCAATAGCAGCATTCAATACTATAGTACCGTCTGTACCATCGTGTGTCATAGATTTAATTGTTCCTAGAGCTGTGTCAACACCTTGTATATATACTTCATCGCCTATACAGAATACCTTTCTAACATCCGTACCATCAACAGTGATGCTTGTCGCTGTATCAGACGTTATCGCTCCGTTAACTAAAACACCTGTCCCATAATGTCTTGCTGTTGTCTGAATTCCAGCTACATATAGTTTATCATATCCAACATTTGTACCACTTTCAGGTTCTAAATCTATTACAGTGTTAAACCCAAGATTAGAATCAGCACCTCCACCAGGTCCTGTATAAACAACTCTAAATGGCGTTTTAGCTAACGTACCTTTAAATTGTGCACTTTCTAATCTATAAGCGCCAACTAAATTACGCGCCCAATTAGTGCTTCCGTTACAGGTTGGAGCCGCGCCAATAGTACCTATAGAAGGTGGTGCAACACCATCTATTGACTTTGCAAATAGCAATTCAAGATCAACCGCGGAACCAGCAATTGCCCCGTCTTCACCGTTTACAGAAGCTACAATACTTCTTAGCATACAAGATCCTTTTGGGACATCTACTGCTGTCCAACCAAATATAACACTACTAGCGGCTACATCACCGCTTCCTGGATTGTCAGAAATATCTCCAGCAATACAATCTGGAAGCACGTCTACATTAAAAAATTTTCCCATTTTATTTATTTTTTTACTTTTTCTAGTGATCTACCGCCAAAATAAGCACCGATCACGGTTATTAATACTAATTGTAATAAGTCTACCCATGAAGCTTTAACTTCAAAAGCAATAACTCCAGCGTCGATAAAAACTAACAACACTGTTGATACTACTAGAAATATTAAAACTAGTGGTCTTATATTTTTTGATAACCAAGAGTCCGACTTCATATCCATCGACCATCTTTCAGTTACTTGCTTTTGCATCTCAGCTTCGTAACTCATTATCATATCTTTTATTTTCTTTTCGGCATCAAGCTTTTCTTCTTTAGACGTATGTAAATCATCTATAACTCCACCTACGCCTTTTATTAATTCAGTAGCTCCGCCTGAAAATATACTTGCTAATATACTCATATGTTTTTATTTCCGTTATTTGCTTCTTCTTCCCAAGGAAAGCTATGCTCGCCAGCTTCCTTCCATTGTCCATCTACTTTTATCATGTCTTTACCGTTTATGTCTTCTCTTGGGTATATGTTACCATTCCACTTAACAAAGTCATCACCGTAAGCTAACTTACCTGTTTTCATATCTGTAGAGTGTCTCATCTCATGGTTTAACACTTGAGCTTCTTCTTTACTTCCAGGTACTATATTTTCGTTTATATATATACTACCATCCATATTAGCTTCACCCATGATTCCTTCTTCTAATGGTTTTCTAATAACAGGTGTTCCAGGTACAGACGCATCGCTACCAGCTTCTTGACCAAAACGCATTTTTGTTCTGATCTCTCCACCAACAGCGTAATTACCTCTACTTCTACCTAGTTTAAACCCCATATTATCTATCTTTATCTTTTATCATATCATCTATAGATTTATTAAAAACCTTGTCAGTATATGTTTTATTGTTATAAAAAGTACTTCTTTCTGATACTGGTAAATCTTCTTCACCTAACAACACTCTATATATTCTACTAATTAACTGAGAACATTTAAATGATGTTTTAAATACCGAGTACTTTATTGTTGTTCTGTTTCTGTGTCTCCAGGTTTCTATCCAACCTAACCTTCGTAGCTTCTCCCAACGATTCTTATCCCAACTCATGGTATAAGTACCGTCTATAAACTCCTGTCGTGTAAATCTTCTTTTACAATCTAAGTAAATTAATAATTCTAAATCTGCATCTGTTAACCCGTAAGTCTTACAGGCCCACTTTCGTGTGAGCCTGTAGTACTTAAGGATGTTTAGTTCACGCAGATCCTGCGCAGTTAGTCTCAATATTAACCAGAGTGAACTGCTACCCCAGTAATATCTGATGACAAACTTCTTGCAGCTACCGTTCCATCATCACCTACAATTTTACCTTGTATACTAGAAGCATTATCAACAGTAGTCATAGCGTCATATATAACTGTAACACCATCGTGATTAGGTCCAGCGTTCATAGCTGACACTATCTCTTCTGTTACTTGCTTCATCTTACCTCTAGTTACCGTAAGTCTTGCGTATGATGAGTGAGTTTCATTTTTACCACTTAAAAACCATACGTCAAGTTCTGTTATCGCGGTTCCTGGTCCTATAGCTGTAATGTTTTTTACAGGGACCATTACGGATGTATGCGCGCTTGTATCGTTAGCCTCATCAGCCACGTCTCTGAAATAAAAATATCTTTCCATTTTTTTGTTATTTTTTAATGTTTATAATTTAGTTAACTATTATCCTGCAGCAAATACTGTAGTCGCAGAAGCAGCGGAGCAAGCTCCTTGACCTTCAACAATAGCGTCAACTGACCAACCATCTGCGGCACCTGTCTTGTTTACAAACGTTATAGTGGTACCAATACCACCATCTCCGTTAGTAAGTCCAGTGATCTTAAGAATGTCATCATTAGTAGTTGAAACGTCTACAACAGCAATTCTAGTTGCGTCGTGTGGTTGTACTCTAATCATAGATCCTGGAGCATAATTAGTATCACCCACAGTGTAGCTATGTAAATTACCATTACCAATATTAGCAATGTAAGTTACGGTGATCCAATCACCTGCTCTACCAGATCCAGCTTGAGGTATTGTATACGCTTTAGCAGCTGTTTCAGCATTAGTATAATGCGTGTTAGGACTTAAAGCCCCAGCGCTAATAGCAGTAGGAGCTACACCAGCAGTACCAATAGAAGGCATATCTGTTCTGTACTTTTCAACAGCCACTGTAATACTTGCGACACCTGTAATACTTGGGTGAGCATATGACGAATGATCCAATCCAGCTAATGCAGCTGTAGCGGAATCCGTATCAGTACAATCATCTGCGACGACAATAAATCCGTTTGAATGCGGTGATGAGTTAAACAATTGTACAAGAGCATCCATAACTTCCTGCATGTCACCCTGTGTTACCGTTAAAGTAACCGTATCATAACTTAGTTGATCATTGTGTGTTAAATCGTTATTTTTAATACTTCTAAAAAATAATGTTAACGTAGTCGCGTTACCTGGAGACATTGAAACAAATCTGTCCGCAGGAATACATACCTGGTCGTCAATTCCATTAACGTCCGCCTCATCGGCTTGGTCTCTAAAAAATAACATTTTGTGTTTTTTGTTCATTTTCTTTTTTTTGATTAATTAATAATTTGTTTGTTTGTTTATGTTTGAGGTTTGTGGATTATGGTTTTGGTTAATCTATTAATACGACGTCCATTTGTTTTATAACGCCGTAAAATTTATCTTTATGCTGGATTCCGTGTCCAGCGTGTTTATCGTAGTAAATAACGTCTCCTTCTTCTATCCCTTCCACGTTATTCCCAATAGATATTACTT